ATCTAGGGACAATACATCAAATTTTGCATGATGATTGTACGCCCAAATATTTACTATAAATTTTTTCATGAATCTCACCGTTTATTTTATGATTGTGGCGGAACTATGTCCCGCCACAAAAAATTTATTGATTACGCACCTTCAACGCCGAAGATACCTCTAGGGTCAGATACACCAAATGAGTATCTTTCTCTAGCTTTGTATCTTACGTTTCCAGTATCGAAGTCACCTTCCATTGCAGTTTTTAATGGAGCTCTTTGGAACATTTTCATTCCATTTGGAATGTCTGTAATGATGTAGAATGCATCAGTATCAGTTAGGTAATTGTTCACTCTATAACCTTGAGGAACCATACCCATTGATGCGATAGCATTAATATCATTGTCAGCTGTTCCAGTTCTGCCTTGAGACTTCATAAGTCTTTCAGCTGTGAACTGAAGCTCAGAAGGAATTATCATTTTAACTCCTCTTGCTGCAACTCTTAGACCTCTCTCATCAGTCATTTGACCAATGTCAATCATTGATTGCTCTAAAGACGTCTCGTTAAGATCTGACTGCGTAGTTAGTGTGTTCTTGAAAGAACCACTAATCGTAGGGTGAGCTGTGTTAAACAAGCTAACGCCATCACCTGAATCAAAGTTATCAGTTGATGGTAAACCTTGAATTAAAGGTTCTACCGCTTTTACTTGTTTTGCATTGCTCATAGATCTTGCTAAAGCTTTTGTATATCTAGACGCAAGTCTGTCATACAAGTTATCCTCAATTGCTTCTTCAGTAATTGCGAACGCTAAAGCTACTGTCTCGTGAGAGTATCTAGCAGTGAAAGTTTCTTGAGCATCATCAAATGATACACCAGAACCCTCACCTTTTACTTGTGCGTTTCCAAAGCCAGATAACATAACTTCTTCTTCAAAAGCTCTGTCAGATGACTCTGTAGTATAAATCTCAGCATGCTGATTTTCATACCTTTTGTACTCCAGGCCAAATAAAGCATTTAAACCTGGCTCTAGTTCTTTAACTAGTTGTGATCGTGATATAGCCATAATTTATTACTCCTTATATGCCTGTTGCTAATGATCCAACAGTGTATTGATGCAAGTTGATCTTTACTACTACTGAACAGTTAGCAGACGTTTGTTCTTGGTTTTCAGGATCTTCTGCTACTCTAACCATTCTCAATTGTTTAGCAGTTGTAGCTGCTGTTGAGATACCTAGTTGAACAGACGATTTACCTGTTGTTGTGCTACCAGCTGCAGCAGTTGTTGCATAAGTTAAACCAATTTTTGATTTTCTTAGCGCCAACGTACCACCTAAAGTAGCATCAGTTGCAATAATGAACTCTTGGAAAGGGTCATCATTTACAAACGCTGTTACATCTTCGCTATTTGCAGGCGTTGTAGCCGCAGGGTAAAAGTTACTAAAAGTAGGTTTCAGAGTTGTTGCATCTGTATAAACCACACCGTTTAGGACTCCTACCGCAGCAGTTCCAGCAGCTGCAGTTACAATGTATCCACCAGTAGAAGCTGAAATATCAACTTTTACAGGCTCTCCATTGAAAATAGCGTTAGACTCACCAGCGTCGATTTCGTATTTAGACTGACCTTGAATAGAAGGTGTGTTACCAACTCTCATAGCAGCTTTTAAACCGAAACCTTGTGTGTTTCTATTTGCCATAGTTACGTCTCCTTATGTACCTGCCCCGAAGGGCCTCCAGTACGGGTTTATTTAGAATTCAGTGATTGAAAAAATTATTTTTTCGTACCACCGAAGGTTACACGAGACTGCCTATCAACATTGATTGGCATCCTCTGGTCTTGCTCCTTGAGAAGATCGTTTGCTACTGCTTCGTTTTGATCTGTATGACGTCCAGCCATATAATCTTGTCTCTGCTGCGCGATCTCGACAGGTACCTTTGCAAGTAAAAGGCCACCAACCCCGATCACTCCCTTGTATTTACCTTCATCAAGTACAGGGTAGTCAGATGAGTTTTCGACTTCTTCAGCCCTCACTAATTCGTAACCTTGTCTAATACGTCCGGTTATGTTCTTAGTGTCCTGAAAGCCTACGCTCTCTGCTCTAATCCATCTATACCTGAATCCATCAGGTGCAGGGGGTGCATCTAAAGATGACGGTGGAACCCAGACTTTTGGTCTTTCAGTTTTAGACCTATCTTGGTTCGCACGAGAAGTTTTGTTATCTTTTTCCATTTTACGCTCCTTCCGTGATTTTTATTTGTTTTGCGTATTCTTCAAGTGGCACTCCTAATTTTTTCGCGATTGCGACTTGTGATGAAGTGAGTCTCACAGTTTTTCTGTTTGATCGTGTATTAGAACGATTAACAGAAGCAACATTTTGCGTCGGTTTAGACGTTTGTGATTCCTTTTTATCAAATTTATGAGGAAATTCAAGTCTTATTCTTTTATCAACTTCCGCATAATATTCATCAGTTTGAGGGTCATAACCTTCTCTTTCAGTCAAATCCTTGTGAATTTCAAAGGCTGTATAAGTCATAGCTCTATCTTTACCAAACCATGAATTATTAGTAGCCCATTCTTCCGCTCTAGGATCTGGCGCAGATGGGGTTTGTTGTGCACTCTCAGGAAGAGGATCTGCATTTGATAACTTTGGTGCAGGCTCTTCTTTAGTTGTTGTTTGTTGTTCTTTTAAAGCATTGAGTCTAGCTTCATCAATTGATAAAGCAGCGATTTTTTTATTTGCTTCAATTTGAGCTGCAGCGTCAGAATTTTCTATCGCTGATGCTAACTCTTTTTGAGCAGAATCTAAACCAGTTTTAACTCTAGTTTCAAACTGTTTAACATAGTCTTCATTTACTTTTGAAAATTTTGTTTCTGCAGTTTGTCTTTTTGCTTCAACAGCTTTTGCATATTCTAAAGCAGCTTTTTCTCTTCGTTCTGCTTCTCTCATCTTACGAGTAAGTTTAGCAATACGAGATTGAACTCCTTTACTATATTCTTCTAGCTGTTCGTCATCTTTCTTAGTCTCTTCCTTTTTAGCCTCACCACCTTCTTGTAATGTTTCTTTCGATTCTGTTTCTTGTTCCGTTGTTTCTTCTACAACAATCTCAGGTTTATCTTCTGAAACTGTTTCTTGTTTTTCTTCAATAACCACTTCTTCATCAGGTCCTGATGTATCGATGGGTACTGTTTTGTTTTCTTCTTCTGGCATAGTTACTCCTTCCTATGTTTAGAACTCATGCAAGATGTCCTCTGGACTATCAATTGTTGCTAACACTTCATCGTCGTTTAGCAGACGCATTTCCCCACCATCTATTTTGATTCGACTACCTGCATATCGTGCAAACATAATCCAATCTTTCTCCTTGCACCACGGACCTTCTGGATACCTCTCCTTATCTTTATAACATTGTGGACCCATGGCCATTACTAATCCAACTTGTGATGCAACTTGTTGTCTTTCTAAAGTTGTTTCAGCTAAATGTATTCCACCTTTAGTTTTCTCTTTCATTTTAAAAGGTAAAACTAAAAGTCTCCACCCAGTTGGTTTTGGTAATTTTGGTTCTTCTTTTGTAGGTTCTACACCAACAAGTTTATTGTTTGGTGTTAATATCGATGACTGTTCCTTTTTCATTTTGCTCCTTATCTTCTAGCAGGTTAGAGATTTCCTGTAGTGTTGCCTCATAGGCATTTATTTGTCCTATTATATACTTATAATTTTCCATATTGTCAATGCCACCTGAAGTTACTGACATTGATAAAGAATCTAATCTTGTTCTTAAAAATCTAAGTAGTTTGTTTACGACTGTTTCTAATTGCATTTTTTCCTTTCTTAGCAATTGATGCAACTTGGCTTTTTCCCATGACTTTAGCTCTTTGTTCCATCACTGTTAGTATTTGTATTTTTCTTGCAAACGGTTTGTTAATACGTTTGACTTTTGCAACAGTTGCTCTTGCATCTGCTGGTGTTGCAAATTTTATTTTTACTGTGTCTCTAGGGTTTTCATCTGTGTAGAGTCTTCTACCAGATCCTTTAGGTTTTTTTCCCGTTCCCTTTTTTGGATCCGCCATGAATAACTCCTTTTAATGTTTTAGCTTGAGCAGCATGTGTTTTAGATGCTTTCTTCAAACCTTTGATTACTTTTTTAATCTTTTGTTTTTTTAACATTTCCATCTCCTTCTTGCCTGACGGATACGTGAGTTAGGATCATTACGTGTTTTTGCTGAAGCTCTTTTGAGCTGACCTAGTGATCTTGCGCAGTATGATTTTCTACGTTTAGCAGCTTTTGATCCTGGTTTCACTTTACCAGTCACGGCTGTTTTTAATTTAGAACCGGGATTTAATCTTCTATAGGCTTTGACACCGGCTCGTGTCATACCTGCTCCAGACTTTGTAGGTCTGAAATTTTTTTTATTTCTGGCTGGCATTGTGCCTTTAGAAAAATTTTTTCTCATTATGCTGTCTTTTTTTTCTTTGCAAATGTTGCAACGTTTGTTGGTTTACCACCTACACCTTGTGCTTTACTTCTTTTCCTTGCAACGGCACTCCGTCTCTGAGAGTCTGTCATACTCGCTGCTTTGGCAGCAGGGACGCACTTTGGATATTTTCTTTTTGAACCACTTGCAGATTTTCTTCCACATTTTTTAAAACCTCCGCCTTTTTTCTTAGCACCAATGTCGACCCAATCTTGCTTGAACCATTCTTTTAAACCGCCTTGTGCAAAATTTCTACGCACAGCCTATTCTTCTTTTTCTAGCAAAACCCGCTACTTGACCACCAGATCCATACATAGGTTTAGAAATTTTACCACCCATAGCCTTACTAGGTTTAGGTCCTCTAAAATCTTTTCTCTTTACACCAGATGGATCTTTGATCTTACCAGCACAAATTTTAGAAGCATAGGCATTAGCATATGCAGACGGGTACACTTTGAATTTACGCTTCGCTGCCGCTTTACCTCTAGGACATAGTTTAGTCATTATTTTTTCCTTACTGTTTGTTTTGCTCTTGCAAAGTCAGATGCTTTGGGTGCACCCTTCGCACCTTTTTTTCGCATCTTACCTCCACGTTTTCTTTTAGCGTGAATGTTTGCATATAAACCTGGACCAGCCATTATGCTCTTTTTACTCCTCTTCCTTTTAAAACGTCAGCAAAAGTTACTTTGCCATCTTTGTTTAAATCAGGAAATGATTTTTTCTTTTTAGACATTTTCTTTTTAGGTTTAAAAGTTTTTTCTATTTTTTTTGCAGCAGCCATTTTTGGATTTGCAGACCCTGCTTTATACATTTTTCTAGCTGACATTCCGCCACCCATCATTTTTTTTCTCATTATTTTTTTCCTCCGTTTCTAAAAATTTGTGTGCCCTTTATACCATATATGCTCGCCACGACAAGGATCCACAAATTAGTGAACCATGACGGGAGCTGCGAGAACATTTCGAAAAACAATTTCACCTTGTCCATCGCTGTTGGGTCATCTGATATCACTGCCCAAGCGAGCACCAAAACGGGCAAACTGAGAATTATCAAAACTGCCTCGTCTTTCCAGTCCGATTGTCTGGCTTCTAGTAATTTCCCTTGGTATTGTTCCTCACCACGGGCCATACGATCAGCATGTAAGAGTTGTGCCTCTGACATTGCCATTTTCGTTCTCTGCTTGTTAGCATAAATTTTACTTCCAGCAGAAACGGCTAATTTAATTGCCGATAACCACATAATTTAATACCAAGTAGCTTCTTTTTTCTTTTCAGCTAGCATTCTTTTAGTCCCTCTAACTTTTTCCTTGTCTCCTGTAGGAAGGTAGTTAAAAGAACCATCAGCTGTAGTTTTAGATCTTGGATCTACTTCTACATTCTGTTCTGGAATGCTAATTTCTTTTTGTTTTTTATAGTTTTCCATATTTTTACCTTATCATAAGATTAATTTTCGTCAATAATTGACATTTGTTGTACACCGGTCTTTGCAAGACTGACTCCAGCACGTAATTTAGCTAAATCTTCGTTTTGTTCAAGCTTATCTTCTGCAATTTGACCTGCTTGCATTAATTTTGCTCTGTTTAAATCTTGATTTGCTTCATCAGCTTGTTTTTTACGTT